TTGTCGTACTGATTTCCATTGTTGTAAGACATATCATTCTCCTTCGTACTCCATAGTAATCGCAATCACATCTTCTAACACTTCAATCAACTCTGCGTTACTTAGATTAGGTAACTCGTTTAAGGTTAAGTCAAGTTCGAGTATGTGATAAGTTTGCCAAAGCTCAGTAATGCGAGCGATTACTAAGTTTCTCATATTATGCTACACGCTTCATCACAGTTGTCTCTGCCAAACGCTTCCACTTGTCAGTATTTGGGCCAACCATTTTCTTCAAGTCTGCAATCTTGATAACTGTACGCAGGCTCAACTCGCGCAATTTGTCTTTGTTAGTATCCACGTACTCGTACAGTTCTTCTTTGGTACCTTCTGGAAAGTCGTATGCATCCAACATACCGTCCATCATAATTTGTTTGATACGCAACATTTTGTCACGTGTGGTATCCAATGTCAAATCCAGATAGTGACAACGGCTTTCCAATGCACCCAAGTGATCCTTCAACTTTGCGGAACGCACATTTTCAAACTTGATGTTGGTAATAAAGATTGCACTACCTTTGAACTCAAACTTGTCTGGCACGCCTTCTGCACGTAGCATGCGGCTGTCTGTGTTCCAGCAAATTGTACGCTTCTTAGAACTGTCCAATGCTGCCTTCAAAATGTTCAAGCTCAGCTCATCCATCAACACACTGTCGCAATCGTCAAACACCAGCACATTACCAGCGCCGCTGTAATTGTACAATTTACAATACAGGCCAATGGCGCTCATTGCACCTTTAACAACTTCGTAACGTGGACGAGTGCCACCAATCTTGTCAAACATTGCAGCCTTGTCAAGTACCTTCTCAACACCAAAGCTCTTGCCAACACCCGGAGGGCCAACAACAATCATAGCACGAACAGTACCATCAACAGCACCTTCTGTCATCTCTTCCAAGATATCAAAACGTTCGCGGATGCGTTCAATTGCCTGTTCATCAGATTCAATCACTTTAGAAACTTTCTTAGTTGGGGCATTAAAGTTTCCTTCAATGCTGGTTGTTGCACAATCTGCGGCAGTAGCTGGCTCCACATCACGCATGGATGCTACCTTAACGCGAACTTCGCGTCCAGCAAACTCACCAAGTGATTCATCTGCAAGTACTGTAACATAGCCGCCTTTGGTGCCTTCTTTGTAGTCAGCAACAAGTGCAAACGTTTGATTTTTGATGTTAAAACTACGGTATGTACCGTTCAAAATTGTAATGTAAGCTGACATGTTTTTCCTTTGCGTGGATGAATTAACTTGCTACAGTATTGATTATACTGCGGTTTGGCTCAAAGAGCAACCGTTTTCTGCACTATTTCTTGGGTTTCTAACACTTGTGGGCCAAATACAACACCGCCCAAGCCCTGCTGATACATGTCAGCGACAGCTTTGATATAAAATTGCATTACGTTACCAGTTTTTGTAATCAATGTGTACTGCATCTTAACCCCTTTTTTGCTGTCTATGTATTATTATAACGCTCTTTGGGCCTTTGGTCAACCGTTTTGTGAGCTATTTTGTGTTGTATTTTAGCCACAAAAAAGCCCTCAAAAAGAGGGCTAAATTTGTCTATTTTTTAAGCAGATTTAACGTAGTTCTGCATCTTCCATCCCAGCAACTCTCAATTTTACCACATTGGTAATTTGCCATTGTTTATTGTCGAGCCCTTTTGTAAGTCCAATAAACTTATTGCGAACAAGTGCAAACTCATTTACAATAGAATCCATATCAACTACATCAGGTTCACCATCTACATACTTTTCAGCGTCGCGGCTTGTTAGCGCACGATTATAATGTTCTGTAAACTGGCGAAACTTTGCAGAACGCAATTTACGAAGTTCAATATTAAGTTGTTCAAGTATAGCTTCAATCTCTTGTAGCTGATTGAATCGATATTCTACGATGCCAGGCATCTCGCGACTTGCTTTTTCAAGACTACCAGAAATTTTAAGTTCTGCTCGACCTTGTTGCAACTCGCCTTCAAACCATTCGATACAATCAGGAAGATTTCCAATATTTTGTGCGACCTTCCTATACCATGAGCTCATTAATAATCCTCGTCGTCTTCTTCTTCTTCCTCAACTTCATCTTCACCTAAGATTTCAGCAAATGCTGTATCAATAGCTGAGTCAGAACCTTTTGCTTCTTCGCGGGCGGCTTCCATATCAATGAAAGCTTCTGCGGCACGTAAGAAAGCTAGAACTGCATCTGCACGTTCTTTCTTATCAATGTATGGTTTAAGTGCTAACCACATTTCAACAAGCATTTCACCTGTGTCAGTCATATTTGTATCTCCTTTATATATCAGAAAAATTGATATCTGCGATACTTAGCAGAGTTGATATCATTCTTTAGCCATTTCAGCTAGGTATTCGTTATTGTGGATCCATTGGTTTTCAACAAGGAATCCCCACTCACGCTTTTGCGGACCGGGCATGAACAATGTCCATGCTGTTATGCTAGGATCCAATTCAATACGATGAAAACTATTAGCGCCGCATATCCTAAAGTGTCCTGGCCCGCGCCATACACGCTGCTCACCCAACATTTTACCTGCTGAGTCAAATTCTGGAATCCATTCATGATAACCGCCTTTTAAAATTAATGTGGCATATGGCCACGGATGATCATGCACATCGTCAGGATCACTTTTACAAAACTTGTGTACAAATATATTAAACGGAAACCATGTGCGATCTTTCAAGAATACATAATATCGTTCTAATAGCGGCTCATCTGCTCGTCTATCTAAAATAACACGGTGTCTACCTAATCGTTGCATTAGTTGTTTAATCATTTGTAGTCCTATACTATATTTTAGCATCAAGGCCAATGGGGCGTTTCGCCAAGTAAGACTCGAATGGACTGAAACTCTTTCCAAGCGTCCCGGTACATTGAGTTTTCTTGTAGCAATTTAAGATGACGTTCTTTGTTGTCAATGTAATAATCAGCAACATCGTTTGATGGGGCAGAATACTTTTGACTTCCATGTTTACGATCCATATACTCAAGTGCGTACTTGACAGTTGACTCTAAACGTTCAAACTTTCCAATCGTGCTCTCGTCGAGTTCAACCTGGTACACTTGTTCTTCTGTTGAGGTAAGATGTGCAGCCATCCAATCAATGCGACCATCGGCTCGATCATTATCCCAATTCATGTAACCAGGATTAAAAGAACGGCGCAAGGTGTGCCGACCAGTGATCCGTACACCTTGCTTTCTCAACCATGATTCATGGTCAATTGTCATTGCTTACTCGGCTAGTTCTGCTGACTCGTCCAGCAACTCTTCAGGGGCTTCGCCCAATGGAGTTGAAGGTGCTGCATGTGGATTGGCAGTAATGTCTGCCATCACTTTATCCAAGCAGCCGTCATCGTTTCGTTCCCACGCTTTGCGGAATTTCTTGATGATTTCACCGTCAATTGTGGTATAAACAAGGCTATTTCCTTCCTTTTTAAGCATTTCCTTACCCTCGATTAAGTCGGTAAGGCCGCTATAGGGATTCATGCCTGTTTCATACGGAATTTTAATCTGTACAGACTCAAACGGTTTGTTGTAACGTGTCTTCATGATTTTACATGCGGCACGGATACCTTTAACTTCTGAAATCTTGTTGCCGTCTTCATCTTCTTTGAGCTTTAGCTTACGCATAGCAACAACGATAGAACTTGCATAGATGAAGCCCTGTCCGCCGGAGATCTTGTCATCTGGATCAAACATGTCTTGTGATGCGTATGTGTGGTTAGTACATACCAAGCCTAGATTCAAACTACCAAACATGTTTACGCAATTACGAACAAGTGATGTTAGTGCCTTAGGCTTGCGACCCATGTCACCTTTCATGTCACCTGCATTAAACTGGTTAACGTCTGTTGGTGTTAGCAACATGCCCAATGAGTCAAGTACAAACAAAATCTTTGGACGATCGCCTTCTGGCAGGGTTTTGTATTCTTTAACAAACTCGCTGATCATTTTTGCAACGTCGTCAATCATTGCCATGTTAAGTTTCAACAACTTATCAGGTGCAGTATCAACATCAAGTGCATGTAACCATGCTTCATCAAGTGCATTTTCTGTATCAATTAAGATCGGGAAGATACCTTGCTTTTGTGCGTTTGCTACAATGTTGCCGGAACAGATAAACGATTTGCCTGCGCCTGACTCGCCTGCGAACACTGTCACTTTACCAAGTGGAATACCACGTGTAAAGTCGCCGCTGATCAAGTAGTTCAATGCGAAATTACTTGTCGAAACCCAGTCAGTTGGGTCATTGAAGCCTACACTTAGACCTTCAATACTTTTTGTAATGCTCTTACGAAATTTAGAGACATCGAATGCTTTTGCCATTTTTAATCCTTTTAGATGAATGGGAGGGCATCATGCCCTCCCCGGTGTCAATTACGCTTGACGGTTGCGAATCATCTTAAGGATGTCGTCTACGCTTGGCTTTGCTGTTGCACCAGAGTCACTTGGTGTAGCTGCGGCTGGCGCTTGTGCAGATGGAGCAGATGCAGATTGCATTGGTGCTGGACGTGCTGCTGGTGCAACTTTAGCAACTGGAGTATCTTCATCAGCATCGGCTGCTGGTGCGTTAGTAAGCTGAACGCCACTTGGACGGTAGAACTTGCTCCACTTTTCTGGATCATACAACTGGCCATCAACAGATGCTTCAAACATCTCCATGATTGCTCGTTGTTCATCAATGCCAGGCTTCTTAGGCATAAAGTCGTTCAAGTTGAACAAACCGTGTGTTGCAATTGCTTGCAATTCCACTTCGTTCAAGCTACGTTCTTTACGTGCCCAACCAGAGGTGCTGTAATCAGCATAGCCACCCTTTTGCGTCTTGTTCAAACGGAAGTCTGTACCACGCATGTAGTCTGTTGGCAATTCTTCCATATCAGGATCCATCAACGCTTGTTTGATAAGCGTAAAGATCTGTGGACTGATTACGAAACGACGGATTGGATTCTCTGGCACTGTGTCTTCTGCCATTGGGCTTGATACAACAAAACCTTGGAATACGTAACTACGCTTCTTCCAGTATGTGCGACCAAGTGCTTCCATGTTTGGATCTTTGAACCAAGGACGGATAGTGGCATGTACTGGACATGTTTCGCCCCACATTTCAACGCATGGTACTTGAACCATAACTTTTTTGTTTTCGTCTTGACCAGCAATTCCAGCGAATGGAATCTTGATCATTTGACGCTCTTTCCAGAAGAACGTATTTGATTCGTCTGCATCTGGTAGGAATCGGAGTGAGGCAGAAGTGCCTTCTGCGATGTTCCAGTGTGCGTAGATGGAATTGTCTCCACCACCCTGTTTTGTACCACTGGATTTTTGTGCTTGCTCG